AAGGTGAAGAAGGTCTACCGCGACGGGCGTGACGACTCGCGGTTCAAGGGGGAGATAGCAAAAGAGATCGGTGACGTTCTCTGGTATTGCGCTGCCCTCGCAGATGATCTAGGATTTTCTTTGCAACAGATTGCAGAGATGAACATGTACAAGCTGAAGTCTCGCAAGGCTGCTGGTAAGATACAGGGTGATGGAGACAACAGATGAGACACGATGAGTATATGAAGATACGCAACGAGGATTACTTGGGGGAGAAGAGCAAGGATGTCGATAACGTCAATCACCCGCCACACTACAATCAGGCAGGTATCGAATGCCTTGACGCAATCGCAGCGGCGACAGGCGACGGCTTCCAATACTACCTACAGGGAAACATCCTCAAGTACCTCTGGCGGTACAGATACAAAAACGGAATCGAAGACCTCAAAAAGGCACAATTCTACTTGAACAAATTGATCGCAACAAAGGAAGATAACAATGAATAATATGCTACCAACAACCTACCAACAGTTTATTCACAAGTCACGCTATGCCCGTTGGCTTGATGACGAGGAGCGTCGTGAGAACTGGGACGAGACTGTGTATCGCTATACAAACTTTATGGCGAACCACGTCAGGGACAAGCACGGCTTCGACATACCCCGTGATGATCTTCTCGACATTCACGATGCCGTGATCGGACAGGAGATCATGCCGTCTATGCGGGGCATGATGACAGCAGGTTCTGCTCTCTCAAGGGACAACATCTGCGGATACAACTGCAGCTACATCCCTGTGGACAGCCCCCGCTCTTTCGATGAGTGCATGTACATCCTGATGTGCGGCACGGGTGTCGGCTTCTCTGTGGAGCGTGAGAACGTGGACAAGCTGCCTGTAATCAGTGACGCTATGCACGAGACAGACACAGTGATACGTGTGGGTGACTCCAAGCCGGGGTGGGCCAAGTCTCTGCGCGAACTGATTGCGCTGCTTTACGCTGGGCAGATTCCGCAGTGGGACCTGTCTGCTGTGCGTCCGTCCGGTGCGCGGCTCAAGACGATGGGCGGCAGGGCATCCGGCCCCGGACCCCTAGATGATCTGTTTCACTTCACAGTCGAACTGTTCAAGAAGGCACAAGGTCGTCGCCTCTTCCCTATTGAGTGTCACGACCTGATGTGCAAGGTTGGTGAAATCGTAGTCGTTGGGGGCGTACGTCGCTCTGCTCTCATCTCCCTGTCGAATCTCAACGACGATCAGATGGCACATGCCAAGTCTGGTGCGTGGTGGGAGAACGAGGGGCAACGTGCCCTCGCAAACAACTCCGTAGCCTACAAGGGCAAGCCGGAGATGGGCACGTTCATGCGCGAGTGGCTGGCTCTCTACGACTCGAAGTCAGGTGAGCGGGGCATCTTCAACCGTGATGCAGCAGACAAGCAGGTCGCCCGCAATGGACGCCGTGAGACAGGGCACATGTGGGGTACCAACCCCTGCTCTGAGATCATCCTGCGTCCCTATCAGTTCTGCAATCTGTCAGAGGTGGTCGTGCGCGAGAGCGATACACTGGAGTCCCTGAAGCGCAAGGTACGCCTCGCTACAATCTTGGGCACACTACAGTCAACCCTAACCGATTTCAAATATCTGAGGAAAGTATGGCGGGACAACACAGAAGAAGAACGCCTCTTGGGCGTATCCTTGACTGGTATCATGGATCACTCAATTTTATCGAAGACCGTCGATTCCCCTCGTTGGCTAGAAGAGATGAAGCAAGTCGCCGTAGAGACGAATCGCAAGTATGCAAAGATGCTTGGAATCCCACAGTCCGCTGCCATCACCTGTGTCAAGCCATCGGGCACTGTGTCTCAACTCGTAGACGCCGCTAGTGGTATTCACGCTCGTCACAACGACTACTACATTCGTACGGTGCGCGGAGACAACAAGGACCCCCTGACACAGTTCCTCAAGGAGCAGGGTGTGTACAGTGAGGCGTGTGTGATGAAGCCCGACTCAACGACTGTCTTCTCGTTTGCTATGAAGTCACCAGAGGGTGCCGTCACACGAACACAGATGACAGCCATAGAGCAGCTTGAGTTGTGGAAGACGTACGCTATTCACTGGTGTGAACACAAGCCGTCTGTGACCATCACAGTCAAGGAAGACGAGTGGATGGACGTGGGTGCGTGGGTGTATGAGAACTTTGACGTGGCATCGGGCGTGTCGTTCCTGCCGCATTCGGATCACACCTATCAGCAGGCACCCTATCAGGACATCGAAGTCGATGACTACTTGGAGTGGCAGCACGAGCGGGGTAGTCTGGTTATCGACTGGGCTGCACTGTCAGAGTACGAGAAGGAAGACAACACATCTGGATCACGTGAACTGGCGTGTACTGCGGGCGTGTGTGAAGTCGTCGATCTCAATGCCGCCTGATGGAGCGGCTGTCAATACTGCTAGACAAGATATTCGGGCGGTTCTTTGAAGTGAAGGAACCTCCCAAGTATCTGTCGGGAAAGAGGGAGAAGACAGATGAAGGAAAAGAAAAAGCCACCCCTCGTGTGGAAGAGAGGTGACGGATGGATTCAGTACGATCCCCATCCCCACCATCCCTGCTATGAGGAGTGGATGCTGAAGCGTGAGAAGTATGAGCAAGAGAAACAAGCCTAATCCCTACACAGGGAATCCTATGTACTACAAAGACAATCCCGAAGCTGTGAAGAAGCGGGACTCTCAGCGTATGTATGTAAACGGCAAGGAAGTTTCCAAGCTTCACCCCCTGCACAAGCCGGGGAAGTATCGGTCTCTGGATGACGCATGGTCTCACGAGAAGATCGAAAGCACGAAGGAGGGTGAGGTGTATGCCATCACCAATCCGGCGTGGCCTGAGTGGATAAAGATCGGCAAGGCAGTCAGGGCAGATGATCGTCTCAATGGCTACCAGACTTCATCGCCACACAGAGACTATGTGATTCTTGCGCGTATATCTGTGAACAATCGTCACGAGAAAGAACTTGAAATGCACAAGCGTTTCGAGGACAATGCCAGTGACCGTAAGGGTGAGTGGTTCAAGACCGACGAGTCCACAGCAATTCTTTTATTCCTAGAGGAAACCGATGTTACAAGTAAAGATAACTCCTGAGATCATAGCCCGCGCCAAAAAGAAAGCTGCCACTGTAGGCAATCTACAGGGCAGCATCACGGGTAGCTTGAGTCATGTTGTTGGTGCGATAGGCGAGATCATCGTGGCTGACGCTATGGGTGCAGACCAGTCGAATACCTACGACTATGATTTGGTGAGGGACGGGGAGCGGATCGACGTGAAAACGAAACGCTGCAATACCCGTCCCTTTCCACACTACGATTGTTCGGTGGCTGCACACGGGGCCAAACAGGATTGCGACAGTTATGTGTTTGTACGCATCCTGACCGATTCATCGCAGGCGTGGATACTGGGCAAGATTCCGAAGCAAGACTTCTACACGAAGGCAACGAAATACCAGAGGGGCGACGTAGACCCCGCAAACGGCTTCACGTTCAAGGCCGATTGTTACAATCTACCTATTAGTGAGTTGTCTGATGTCAAACAAAGCGTCTCTGTTTAAGTTCGAAGCGAACCTCCTTACCAACGGAAAGGTCGAGTTGCTCTGTGAATCTGTGAGGCCCGAAGAGTTCGAGGGCGTGATCAACAACGGCCTGCCGGAGTATGACGGGGCACACTCCATAGCAAGCCTGTTGCGATACCTAAAGTCTTGGTCAGATGAGGCGATAGATAAGTCAGCCAGATATATCTAGCTTTTGCCCTTGCCGTCTGCAGCAAAGTCAGGGACCATCTCACCGGCCTTGTTCTTGACCATAGTCATGCCGCCGCCTGCCATCATCTTCGGACCCTGCATCATCGTGTTCTGCATCTGATTCTGCTGACCCTGTGTGGCAGTCATCATGCCACCCGCTTGAGCCTTCTTGCGGGTTTTCTTTTTGGTGGTAGCCATGCCGCCGTACATCATAGGCTTACGCTTTGCAGCCCCGCCGTACATCATGCCCTTGCGCTGGCCGTTGGTGTATGTTTTCATCTTAGTCGTCCTCTTCTTCCTCTGGGAGTTCAAGTAATTGATCTAGGTATTGTCTGCCTTCTTCACCAAGCTGACCCAGTTCGGATATCACGAAGTCAGTTACAAGATTGTCGAAGGTATCTAAGTCTGCCTTAGTCATAGTCTTAGGGAACTTTATCATGCGAAGCATAATGTCTGATGCTTCTTTATTGCCTGCTGCAAGTTTCATCAGGTCTAGTCCGGCCTGAGAGGCTAGGGACACACCAAATTCTGCTGCTACGTACTGGGGTGAAACCATGCCCCTTGCAAGGTTGAATGCACGAGAGATAAGTTGGTTAGTGCCCATAGGACGCACGACGTTGTCAATAGTTGGCTCTAAGCCCTGTTGACGACTGACATATGCCATCTCTTCGCTCAAGGTTTCAGCAATGTCTGATATGAATTGTTGGTGATCAGAGTCTATGTAGCATCTACAACCATCTCTGGAGTGTACATAGCCATGTTTGCATGTTCTTGTCCGTTCACACCAATACTCTTTTTACCCTGAACAGGAGATAGTCCTCCATAATCCATGATCCCCCGAATTATAAGATAGGACATGCCCCTATCGAATGCCTCTTCCGTGCTATAAGTGCGCCCCTTGAAAGTAAACCTGTCACCTGTTCTTGTTAAAATTTCGTCGCGTAAATCATCAATAGATTTGGCAGTCCCGTTTACAACAAACTCCTCAAAGAATGCTCGTGGATTTTTCTTACCAACAAATTGATTGATGAGAAACTCTCCGTCGCTTTGGATGCTGGTATCAGAAATAACTTTACTACGAACAGCCTCTATCTGTGTGGCTACTCTGTTTTGATACTTTTTGTAGTCCTCAAGTATCACCATGTCGCTAGGATCGCCGTCACCGGATCGTGCCCTATTCAGGATATTGGCTATACCCGTATCCTGCTCTAGCATATCATCCAGATCGACAAGCTTCATGCGTATTGTTTTGGTGCCACCTGTAACTTTGTCGGGTACTTTTACAGCTACAGTCAGAGCCTGTTGTACTTCGTTCAAATTCTCAATGCTTGCCCAGTCGTAACCACCCCCCTGTACTGCAGCTAGGGAGGAAGAGCGTTGTTGCAACTGACGGGCTGCATCTTTGCCCCACTTAGCGTACACAACTTCTTCTAGCACGTTCTTTACAAGGTTGAAGTCTCTCTCTCCTGTTTCGGATGACAAATCAAATATAAATTCTACACCGCCCTCGTAGGCAATGTCGCTGAACTCTTGGATGAATTGATCACGAATCTTGACAATAGAAGTTATTGCGGCGTCGTCACCACGCACAGCCTTGTTAATGCTATCCGTAAACGGATCGAATGCCTCTAGGGGTGTAATGTTTTTGTAAGCAAGCTGGAACAGACGATCACTTATTACAGCACCCTCTGGGAACTCTTCACCAATTGCAATATCTTCAAACAGGTACGTCTCTGCGCCTTCTGTATCTTCAAATTTTCCTACAGCTTTTTTAGGTCCGTTTTGGGACTTGTGTACTTTACCTAGAGGGCCATTAACGCGCAGCTTGTCAAACCACTCTGTCTGATATATCGCCTTTGCTTTGACCCACTCACCGTGAATATCAGGAGCCTGATCCTTGATAAGCTGCTCTACACTGCGACTATACCCGTCATACATTGCGGCTAGTTCATCATCACCAGTGCGAACAGCGTAGTCACGGAATGCAGAATACACATCCATAACTTCCCCCGGTGTTGCCTTAAATTCTGGACCTTCTCCTCGCTCCATATAGAAAAGCATTATGTCGAGGGGTCGGACATCTTCTCCTAAGAAAAATTCTCCTGAATTAGGATTGGTGTGAAGCTTGCGAAGAGCATCATACGAATTGCCCTCCAAGCCCTCCAGAGAACGCACAGCCATTTTGTTTGCAACTGTGTACATCTGCCGACCAAGCGCACCCGTAAAAAACTTTGACTTCTTGTTGAAGAAGGCTTCTAGAGTACCAGTTTCTTCTGGTGCAAACTCCATCAAGTCCGTAATCATTTTATTCATAGTGATGGTTTTGCCTGCTTTGCGGGCCATGTTATCGACTTTGATAAATCCTCGCTTTGCTTTGCGCTTCATATTTTTGAGACGTTCAAGCATAGACATCTCAAGATTTCGGGCTGTAAGTTTCAAGTGCTTTGTATCATTGCGACGGTACAGAGAAATGTTCTCCATGCGTGTTGCAAGTAACTGCGTGTTACGAGCGTACTGTTCGTCAAGCTTTGCAATCATTGCTACGTCGTCTACAAGATCAGGAGCAAGAAGTTCCAGTTCTATATCGTCAAGTCCCTCCAGAGTTCCTTGAGGGATTTCTGTGTTGGGATCAATCAGAATATTTTCACGGAATGTAGATATTCTTTCTGATAGGGCTGCTTTTTCAGTGTTGATCACCTCTGCAGTTGCATCTTGCGCTGCTTTTAATGAAAGAATATAATTTTCGACTTCTTCGGGGTTAGCAATGTCCGTGCGATTTGTCGTCATCTCACGAAGTCTCTGGATCATATCCGTGACTTTTCCGTTTTCTGCCTCCATGACTCTTTGGTATTTTAGTTGCTCAGACAATCCCTTCAGAGAACTTGCATCACGGGCATCTACACTGAACTTTGCCAAACGATTAGCTGAGTTCATAAATCCTATGCTGGACTGACGGGCAAAGTCTTCTGCAATAATCTTCTCAATTTCAGGATGTATCGCTGGGGGAAATGCTTCTACGATACGGGCCATACGATCCTGATGTTTTTGCATAGAAGTGACTACCTGATCGATGCCATCGTCGTCGAGGGCTGCAGATACTCGTCCTACGTATGTGAGAGCCGTTTCAACCTCTCGTGGCATGTCTTGTCCCGTGCGAGATTTGTATAGCTTTCTTACATTCGCCATATTTCCGTCAGCTATGAAACCCTTTATTCCGTTGGGTCCAATTTTTTCAAAAGGCATGTTGGCAAGATGCTCTACACCACTCAGCACTGTGTTTACGATATCTCCACCCTGCTGATTTACCCAGTAAGCAGCACTTCCTCCTACTTTAACTAGAGGCTTGCCCAAGCCCATGTAAAGCACCGCACCTATGCCCTCTGCAGCTAGACGATCTCCGCCGAAGAATTCTCTTGTGGCTTCGTTTTCACCCATGCCGTACATGAAGACGGACAGAGGCACAGCTTCTACAAAGTTTTCTTTTAAGTTGGGTGCAAAACGACCCGTCACTGCGGTCTTAATCATCATGCCTGTTAGGCGATTGTACTCTGTCGAGAGTTCACGATACTCAGAACTAAGTTTGTTGACGCCCTCGTTACGCTTGTCTCGCATCTGTGCAGACAGCACGTCCCTCTCGTCAAGTATCTTTCTTATGTTACCCGATACGCGATCAACGCCTAAAGCGTATATGGCACCCTTGTTATTAAATTTCTTGACTAAGCCCTCCATCTTCATGGCGGTGCCAGCTTCTACGGTAGTCATGCCTTTATACTTAGCGAAGAGTTCGATATCAGCGTCTGTCGCGTCTTTCTTCGTAGCGCGTTCAGCCAGTTCTTTTAACTTAGTTTCTACCGCTAACAAATCCTTGCGACCAGTTGTGGCTTTCATTTTACCCACGCCCGCCATCGTCAGGGCGGCTTCAGCAAGAACTAGGCCGTACTGCTCCCTATTACTTAGCTGATCTATAGACGAGTTGAGCAGAGCCTGTGCGCGTTCTTCCGTTATGTACGAAGACTTGACGGTAACAGTGTCGCCCTCTCCCGTGGTGTAGGTTTGAGTTGTTAATTTGTCATAGGTTTCTTGGTCGATTTCACCATTAGCAAGTTGCCGCTGAAGGTCCATATCGACCATCTCGTTCATAACTTGCGATAGTTGTTTTACGTTGAATTTACTAGCAGCTACACCCTTCCACCAACGACTTGCTTTTTCACGATCAGGTGCTGTCTTGTTCCACTCATCGATCCACTCCTTGCTATTGTCAGAGCCTGTTATAAATGAGGTAATGTTGGAGTAACCCGTTGCAGCAGTGGCCTTCACCGCGTCCCAGCCGTAGTTGATTGAGATATCCGGCAAGTACACACCAGAACCCACAACCATGTTTTCATATGTCTTTTCTACGAGACTATCCCAGAACTTGCCTGTGGATAAATTTCGTACGAATGCTCGTTCAATTATGTTTTGATCGGATGGCGATAGTTGACTTCCGTCAGGGTTGGTCATCCCCTCAAAGGCATCGCTGACGACACGCGCAATGTCCGCCTTACCCTCAAAGATATTTTGCTGTATGGTCAGTAGTCTAGGATTTGCACGGGCCTCTGCTGTGGGAGCAAATACGTACTGCCCCTCCCCAGTTTGTTGTCCAAATTCTATGGGGGTTACGGCGGGCTGTTGCTCTGAATACATTGTGAACGCATTTTCTAGGCGTTCTTGAGCGGCTTGTTTGTTTTCCGGAGTGATTCCTTGAGCGTTGGGATCAGAGAGCAGTATATCGTTTTGAAGATTACCCTGCGGTATTTTGGCTACAGTAGGAATATCTCCGGATACAATCCTAGACTTGAATTCATCGAAGGTCAGGGGACGAGTCTGTTCCTCAATGCTTTGAGCAGCCATATCCCCGGTGGTCTTGGGCTTGAGAAGACCAGACGGAGTTACATCGTAGTCGTAAGTTTCATCCACACCGACAGGAGCATCTCCCGGAGTCTTTACGATGCCGCCGCCGGTTATGTCCCGCACTACATCTAGGGGATTGGGGATAATTTTAAGAGGGCTGTCAGAGGCAGGTGTTGCCATTAGTTTAAATTCCTTGTGCTGCTTCGTAAGCGTCGATGGTAGCCTGATCAGTAATAGTATTTCCATTACTTTGATCTATGTATTTGTACGGGCCGCCGACTGGTCCGGACCTAAACACATTAGAAATGTCCGGCGGAGTGGGTGCGCCGCTAGCAGCCTGACTAGTTGGAGGAGCAACATTACCGTTACGGTTCATAAAATCGACTACGATTGCTGCATCTACAATTTTGTAGTCATTCTGTGTAGCAACACGATCATCCGAAGCAAAGCGGGCAAAGACCGCATACTGCTGCTCCTTCTTCTTAAATTCATTGATAGATATCATAATCGCTGACTGCGCTTGGCCTATGGTCTGCGTATTCGCACCAAGCTTACGAAGCTGAAGTTCGATGTCTTGGTTGGACAGTCGTCCTGATGGATCGGCTGCACGAGCCATTTCAAATGCGAGGGAGATACGCATAGCTTCAAGCGCAGCCATCTTCTCGTCAGCCTTATCGACTCTTTTCTCAAGGTATTCTTGATACTCTACTGTAAGAAAATCATCGTTATTGAGGTTAAGAGTTCCCTCACTTATAGGATTCAATTCTCTGAGAAGGTTTCCAAGAACACCCCTGTCTAGGTCAAACGTCGCAATGAGTTTCCCCTTGAACGCTTGATAGGCCATGCTGTACTCTACAATTTCGCCACTTTCTTCTTGCTGCCTAAAAGCTTCAAACTCACCATGCAAAGCTTCGAGTCTCTCGCGGGCGGATGTCAAGTCTGTTTGCCCCTTCATAAACTCTTGGAAGTCAGCCTCATCCGCCTTGTCCTCTCCATACACCTTTGTAAGAATGTACTGCTGGATTGTTTGAGATTCCGTTGAGAGCGGTGTCCTACCATACAAAGCAGGCTGCGGCTTATTCTTTTTACCCGGCAAGTGAGGAGCAAGAGCGTACATTGCCATAGTGAAGTCTGCACCAGCAATCTCTTTTACTTGTGCCGCCACACGCTTGAACGCTGCCTCTGCTGTTCCACCGTCTAGCATAGCCGGAACTTTTTGCGGAGTCAGGTTCTCAACGCCGTCTATTTCCATTCCCATCTCAATGGAATTCATCAAAGTTCTTTTCTTGTAGTCAGCGGGTATGCCTGCGATTTGCATAAAGTCTTTTGTCCACAGGTAGAACAAGGCACGATCATCATAGCCTAAGTTTTGTGCCACTTGATTGTGCATTTCTGCAGTCATACCATCAAGACCGCCCAGCACAAGGGTTTGTTCTGACTCTTCTCCCGTGTCGGCATCCACAACTCGTACTGTCGGCCCCAAAGAATTGAATGGAACATTGGGGTGCTGTTCCATGTGTGTTTGTATTCTATCCTCTAGGGTGGCAATGTATGGATCAGTAGAGTGTGATTGGCCCTCATCATCAACAACTGTTGTGCCATACTTATCTACTATATAGTCGTCAATATTGTTTATTCCCTTGTACAAAACACCTGTTCCGCTGATGTCGGGAGGTAGCATCAATCCTTTTGTGGTATCTGTTTCATCTTTTATAATTGCACTGCGGGCACCATTTACTGAAGCTGAAAGTCTTCCAGCTTGGCTAGGAGTCAGGGCATCCATTTTTTCTTGGAAGTCAGATGAATTAGCCCATCCTGCAACTTCAGAGAGCCATACACGTGACGAGTTCGGGCTACCATCCCACTCTGTTTTCCACTTGACGCCCCCTAGAGTGTACGCCTCTTCATCCACAGTCTGCAACAGCGGCACGATACTCGACAAGTCTGTGCTGATACGTGGACCCGGAGTACCGAAGATGTCAATACGTTCCCGTTCATCCAGTTTACCCTGTTGGGTTTTGATGGCATTGGCGATTACTGCGGCATTGGCTTGGCTGAAGTTCTTGCCACCTGTGAGGCTGGCGTTGATAAGCATGTCATTCAGCTTGTCAACACTCTGCTGCTCAGACGCACGAATAGCCTTCTCTTCCTGAATATTTTTAGTGAATCCCTGTACAAGACCCAAGCCAAGAGCAGCAAGCATATCCTATTCCTCTGTTGTATCTTTCATGTTTATGAAGTTTTCTTCCGGGACCGGCTCCGGAGCGTTACCCTCACGGATACCCTTATTCATTGTGTCCGCCACGTATGCGAACATGGCAGGATTGTTCTCACGCATCATTGTAAAGAACGTCTTGTCGTCCATCTCGCCCTCAGTGAGTGCGTCGTCATTCTCAAAGAAACGATACGGTACGTTGTTTTCTTCCGCCATATTCGCAATATATAGGGCAAGCGGACCCTTGATCAACAGGCCCACATCCGGCATGAACATGCCATCCTGAAATGCCTGAAACAGATAGCCCTCAACAAGAGCCTCGACGGATGCACCCACCGCAAGAAGCTTGAACATCTCTTCACGGTTCTGTCGTATGTCCAGAGTATCCATAGCATTCTTGAGAGCAGCTTCCGGATTCACCTGTCTTGGGGGTCTACCCCACGGCCAGCGTTCGTTGTCTGATGTCATTCCGTAGCCGGGTGGAGCAGCACCGAAGTCGTCCTTCGCTTCGATAGTTCCTGCGGGCGGTGGTGTCATCTGCATCATAGTTTATACCTGTATGCCTGTCTGTTGGATGGCCTGTTGTTTGCCACCTTTGGCAGTAAAGTTGACATTTCCGTGCTTGGAGAACATGTCAATTACCTGTTGATTTCTTGCGCTGTTGAGCAGGTTGACTATCGCACTCTCTAGGCGGGGATCGGACTGCATGACCTGCTGGATGGGGTTCATTTGAGCAGGAGCCTGTGAACCCCTCGAAGCCAAGTTCATCTGGCCTAGCTTGGTGGGGCGGATGGTAGGGGCCGCACCAAATGCAGGATCGCCCTTACCTCGTCCACCAGCGGTCAAAAACGTATCGGCCAGCTTCATCGCGGTAGCACCGCCCGTGCCACCTCCGAAGTATGTTCCTGCTGCTATGGCTGCTATGGGAAGCAGTGATTTAAGTAGGTTCATTGGTTATCTCCTAGTCACTAGAGCCGCTATTATCATTGCCGCTGCCCATCCACGCAGCAATCCAGTTGCCTATGCCCATAGCTAGGTTGTCCTTTTGCTGCTTGCTATACAATTCTTTTGTGTTTGCAAACTCCATAGCCATGATGCCGACTTCGTGCTGTCTCTGCAGATATGACTCTGTTTTCTGGAAGTTCCACGCTGCGTTGTCACGATACTTTTGCCAGAGATTGTTTATAGCGTTTTGGCTGGAATTGTAAGCGTTTGCTACGTTGATACGATTCGTTTCGTTTTGAATGGCCGTGTCAGCGGTATTGACCTGTCTGCGCCACTGGACATTCGACTGATCTACAGCGTACTGCATGTTTGCATTGAACTTCTCACGATTGTCCCGCATAGCTACATTGAATTGCGCCTGTGCGTTTGCTTCCCCGGCGTTAAATTGACGCATAGCAGCAACACGGTTCATGTTTGCTGTTTCGACTTGTGATCCCAGTTCAGCGAAGAACTCCTCAACCTGCAACTCGTTCTTTGCGTTGAATTGCTGTCTGGCGTTGTCCTCTGCAGCATCCTTGAACATCGCCTGTGTTAGGGCGTTGTATGACAGGGTGTTGCCCTGCTGTCGTGCGTCGAGGTTCTTTGTTTCTACAGACAGAAGAACTTGTGCGTTGGTGACAGCCCCCTGCAGACGAGCAGACAAGTTTGCTTTGTCCATCGCCGCATATACTGCTGCGTTTTGCAGGGCTGTTTTCTGTTGATTGTTGAGATTTTGTAGCTGTATCGTGGCGTACTTGTTGGCATCCTGTGATGCTATGACAACGCCCGACTCCATAACAGCCTGCGTCATAGCCGCTGCAGCCATGGACGAAGCACCCAAGCCACGTGCCTGCATAACACCAGCAACCTTGCGTACTGCAGGTGCAGCCCACGGGGGCATAGGCTTGCCTTCTTCGATACTACCTAGCAACTCACCAAGCTGGTATTGAACAGTGGCACGTTGATCGAGTTCTTGAGTAGCGGCTACGGCCTGTGATCCAGCGGACACGGTACCCTCAACCTGTGCCATATCAACTTGAGGACGACGTGCATCCGCAATCTGTGCTGCCGTCATACCCTGAACGTCAGGAGCAATCCTTGTTGTTGAATCGACTTGGCCTAAGTCAGGAGTCTGTTGCATAGGTATGTCCGCAACGATAGAACCCTGACCGGGTTGGGGAGGAGGAGGGAATATAAGTCCCTGCTGGGCCTGCGCGAGGTTGTCTCTGCCAAACGCAATAACGTCACCGGGAAAACGTCCGTAATAATTATCATCGTAATTCGGACCAGAAATTCCGGCAGTAGTTGTAGCGGCTCTGGGCGTACCCACCAATTTTTTACCCGCTAGGGTATCCATTTCTCCTTCTTGAACAGTAGGAAGAACGGCCTCAAGCTGGGGAATACCCGTAGTTTCCCCTGCTGCTACCTCACCTATCTGATTCATAAGGTCTGCGTCGGTGGATATTTTATTTACGTCAGACATACTAATTCATTCCCATAAATACTGTAACTACCATAGCAACCACCATCACCGTGCTACCCATTATCATTGCTTCCAGCCGCCACATGCGCTTGTCGAGTGCTTCTAACTTTTCCTGCACAGAGGCATACCTGATAGCACATTCTTTTTCGTGTGCCTCAAGTTCCATCTGTGTTTTCATTACGGGTTCCATCGCCAGCTTCATCAGTCGGCGTCAGCTATGGTCAGTGTACCGGCCTCGACCTGTCGCATGATTTCTGCGCTTTCTTTATTGGCAGCATCATTAATAGGTACATACATCTCTACGCCGTCAATGGTAGCTTTGATGCTGGAGTTGGTGCCATCCATAGGATGTGCAATGTATTGTGCGTTTGTAATGTTCATCTCATTCATGTCTATAACTCCGCACTAATATCCAGCACCCCAGCGTGTGCCCAATAGATGTTATTCGCACTAGCGCTGGCTTGGCTGCTCATTATGTAAAAGTTATTTGCATTTTGGTCTCCGAATAACGGTGTACCGCTATAAGCTTGTCCACTTGTGAAAGATGTACTTATTGAAACAGATGGAGCAGCCCTCATAGTTACAGGCATAGAATATTGAGCAATGGGTCGACCAGCATCTTGTGCCCATCTTGGAATAGGGAAGAAAGTGAAAGGGCTAGTCCGCAAAAAGTATCGTTTGCACTTCTGCAACGTGGTTCCGGCGTCTTCATGCTCAAACGGCGTGGCCTGTTCGCCAAGTTCCCACTGTACTCCTGTTATTTCCCAAGTAGCGTTTGTAGTCGTCGCTACCGCATTTGTGCCATGTCCATAGGCCAGCTTACCTGTCTCATACCCACCCCAGCTAGTGTTGTTTACTGATGTAAAGTTGGAGCCAGCCGCCAAAAACCAATCAATCATAATTGCATTGGTGTTGTCATCTACGATTGCTGCAAGAGTGTTGCCAGCAAAGGTGATTTCTTTCTTTTCCCATGTGTCAGCGGTGTTGATTGTATAGGTTGAGCCGATGATGTCGTTGCCGTCTGTCTGATAAATTGCTACTGCAAAAGTGCCAGTGACCGACGACTTCACATAGAAACTTAGTGTTGTCGAAAGTGCATTAGATGTGCCGTACTTCAGATGTTGGAAATCTTGACCTTCGTAGCGATTGATAATGTAGTAACTTTCATCTGCGGCTATGGCGCTTTCAGCGGTGGTTGTTTGCACTTTCAAAGAATTAGCAAAGCCGGGTAGGTCAGTGACAGAATTTTGCGACATTGTTACTCGCAACTCATCCTCATTGCCAAAGACCAAAGCGAACCTATCAACGGTATAATACCCAGAATCATGAAGACCAGTGCTTGAGGTTCCGCGCTGGCTTACGTTCATGGAACCGTTGATAATCAGGTTCCTGTTCGACAACGCCGTCTGCGAACCAATCAGTGCGGCGAGTTCTGCTGCCTTACTCATGCGAGGTCTCCAATAATCTGAATGTCGTTCACGGCAGAGTCAATCGAGTAAGCGTAGTGTTGAATTGTTGTCGTGGCGCGGCCCACGAGACCAAACCCTCTACCACTTATGTCGGCATCAAACGCACCTTCACCAGTCGTAGCATCAAAATTACTGTAGCCTGTTGCTGCGTAATCGTTGTTATCCATTGCACTTGTAAAAGTTGCTCTAGTGCTACCCGTCGCTAAGTCTGCTAAAGAACTGGTATTTAAACTATCGCGTATGGCTGTGCTTGATACACCAGTAAAATGTACCCAAACCTTCGCACTACCCCCTGCAACAAAGCTGGTGGCAATGCTGTTGTTCCCGCTGGCATCCTTCAGGGTGTTTACTCTCAGTTCACTAGCCATTATGCGAGGTCTCCCAAGATGCTGATGAGTACAGCATCGCAGTCAAGGTAATTGTTATTGCTTTCAGCAGTAGCACTAGATATGCCGCCAGTAGTAGCAGTCCACGATGTGTCATTTATAAATGTTGTACTAGAGAGTCCAGTCCGATTATTACTTCCTGACGCAGAGTAGTTTACGCTTGCCATATTTGACGTATAAGATGTTGTGTACTGACCTGTGCCGTCATCCGTAATACTTGACACATTGTGACTGTCTCGTGTGGCAATGGTGCTTTGACCATCAAAGTTAATCCACATCTTCGCCAGCCCCTGCTGCAAATTCGTTGTGGTCGAGTTTCCCTCGCCCGTCACCGCAATTGAGCCAGCCGTGGATACCCCTGTGATTGTATCGACTTTGAGTATGCTTGCCATTATGCGAGGTCTCCGTGAATTAGTCCGTATACATTAGGGATGTCCGCAGCGGATGTTTCATTGCTGTTTGCCCCACGAATGCGAAACTGAGAAGTCGCACAGTCGCTTGTTGAGCCTTCGCAGTTCATGCTGTTGGCATACGAGCCTGATGTGATGGCCTGACTAAATAGTACGTTGTTCATATTATTGGTGAAATTGGCTTGATAGCTGCCGGTTCCGTTATCAGCAACCGAAGCTGTATTTAAAGAATCCGACAAAGTATTGCCGCTTGCAGAAATGTAACACCAAGACTTCGCCAGCCCCTGCACAACATTAGTTGTAGCACCCCCACCTTCAGCAACAGCCACAGCGTTGTTGGCAACCTTGACATTAGTACCGCCAGAGCCAGCCTTGTCTACAATGGTATCTACGTTAAGTTGGCTGGTCATACGATGCTCCAATATCCGTTAACAGTGACGGTGGCACTCTGCGTAATCGGCCCTGCCGACACACCGTTCTCGTCGCTGTCAATCGTGATGTCTGCGCTGATGGTCTGACCGTTCAAGCGGACGATGCTGTTGTTACCCTTGAATGGGTAGCGTGTGTCTGCCTCAGTCTTTGTGTAGGCATTGTTCACAGAGAACACATCGTACACAACCATCTCAACTGTATCATTCAGGCTGGCCCCAGTGACCAACACAACCGTTGTGCCTGTCGTAGCGGTGTAGTCCGTGCCGGGTACAAGAAGCACACCGTTCTGGTACACATCCATGTACAGGCTGTCTGAGTAGTTCAGGACACCACTGCTGGCATCACTGCCACTGAATGATGTCTGACCGGCAGTGGCCTGATACTGGTAGCGGTTACGAACACCGGCTGATGGGGATTTACCTATGTATGGCATGGTTGTTCCTTATGGTGTCTCTTGTGCATCCATCGCAGTCTGGTATGCAGTCTTCACAGCATCCGTCCACACGGCGTTGCAGATGCCCTGCACCTCTGCTGACTCGCCGCTGATGTCGGTGTCAGCCCAAGCTGCTGGTTCGCCAGACTTGGTGCGGCATTGCAGAACATGCCGATGAAAGCTGCGGCTAATCTCAACGCCGTCTCTCTTGATGACGGTTGCAGTGCGTACCTGTACGGCTTTGTAATCGCCTACCACCTCAATCTTGTCTTCTATTGTTTCTTCTGTCAGTGCCATTTTTTATCTCCTTGTGGCTTGGACTGTCCGACCCCTACCGACTGGTGGGGTTATGCTACGCGATACGTCCCAGCAATAAAAATGTACCTAGACGTTCCTGCGCCAAAATTAAGCAATCCCCAGCCAGTGTCATCTCCACTGGTAACTCCGTTTATCTCACCGTTATTAATTTCAGCCGTAAGACTGGTTCTGCCGGAAAAATCGAAGTCATAGGACGACATAGAAAGTGGGCCATTTGTTTGACTAGGGTTGAAAGGCTGGCCAGTTATCCGAATGTAGCCCGATGCGCCAGTTGTATTGACGTTATGAAACTTGATGTAAATAAAAACGAGCTTGCCCACTTTTATGTATTCACCAGAGCCACTTACTGTAGAGGAAGGGTTGCTTGTTCCACCTAATAACTGAGGCGTAAACGTACCCTCCTCATAATCCGACAGCGCATTTGCAGCCGCCGTGTCGCCGTTGAAGGTGAGGCCGTGTTCAGTCAAGTCCATACGACCAGCAACAGAGCCGCCGCTTAGAGACATGAATATAAGCTTACCCTTATCAGTTGCGCCATCAGCAGTGCTTTGTATCGCCCCAATACGGTTTGAGCCGTTGTTGAAAGTAAGGACGCCAGTGTCACTACTTGTAGTTGCAGTGCGGTTTTGCAGATGCAACTCGCCTTTTTCGTTGGCGGTTGACAGTGTAAGCGACGAACGGCCAGAAGCCGTAATCAAGCTAGTCGTACCGATGCCGACGCTATTGTTAGCCGCATCGACTACCAGCGTGTTGGTGTCAACGGTCAGGTTATCAACGGCACCAACGCCTTCACCAGTGATTTTTGTCAGTGCCATTGCCTATGTTCCTTATGCGTAAGGGCTGTCGCCAAGTACGCTTGTATCCCAAGCTGCCTTGAGTTTAGCGATTGTGTCTGCGTTAGTGATTGCAGATGCCGCAGGTGCATCACGCAGTGCAGCCTTCTTGGTCACTGATGCTGCCTTTGCGTCGGCATCGTCAGCCTCTAGTGCCTTCATGTATACTACGTCCTCTGCCTCAAGCAGTGGCGCACGTACCTCACGGATTTTGTCCTTGAAGATTGCTTTGGCGGCTGTCATGTCCTCAGAGATAACGCTACCACTCAATGACCATGCACCACGGAAGTGACGGTCAGAAGGAACGGTAGCCGATGAGGCATCAATCTGATTCCCGTCCTTGTCTACGATGTATGTTGTTGCCATTAGGTTTCTCCCTCTTAGGCTGCTAAATCTGTGACGCTAAGTTCTTCAGTAATCTTCCAAGCATTGCGCCACTCACGTGTGCCGGGAAGCTGTTCCTTGCGGCAGATAACCATCTT